CTGCTCGACCTCGCTGGCGCGCACCACGATCTCGAACTCGCGGGACGCCTCCTGGATCTCCATCAGACAGAACCCAGCCTCCCCCTTCGGCTCCCAGGTGTCCTCGAGCGCGTGGGGGGTCATCTGGCTCGGCCCGTACTTCAGCTCCTCGTCCGGGAGGACGGCGGCCGATGGGTTCACGAAGGCGTCGTTGAGGTCGGCCCAGTCGGTGAAGAACTCCAGGAGGCGGATGGTGCCGGCGCCGCCGGGGCCGGGGAAGTCGCGGTCGAGGACGCGCTCGACGGCCAGGGAGATCGCCGTCTCGAGATCGGTGCTCGCGCTTCGGGAATAGAGTTCGCGCTGGAAGATCCCCACCCGCCGATTCTAAGCGCGGCGCGCGCGGGCGGCGAGACGCTGGTCAGACGTCCGCCCAGGCCAGTCCGCGACACAGCCGGCTCACATGCGACGAATGAACCCCGAAGGCCGCTCCCAGCGCGACGGTCGTCTCGCCCATGCCCCGCCGCCGCCTGATCTCCACGACGGTCTCGGCGGTGAGCTTGTTAGACCGTGTGTTGTGGGCCTGCTCGGCTGCGGTTGCCCATTTGCAGTTGTCGGGCTCGTAGTTCCCGTTCGTGTTCTCCCGTTCGATGGAATGCCGCGCAGTCGGTTTACGACCCATGTCCTGCAGGAACGCCTCGTAGGATTCGCGCCCACCGCGCGCAGACCTGAATCCCCCTGCCTCCGTAGTCCGAGTACCCGGTCGCGCGTGGGTTCGTGCAGCGCTGGATCATCAGATGCCAGCACTCGTATTCAGCCGACCGAGGCCCTCGGGATTCGCCGTGTGTCCGCAGCAATGCCCGCGCCTTTTCGGCCGAGACGCACCCACATGACTGGGAGGTGCCGAGCCTGAGACTGGTCCCTTTTACCTCGATCTCTCGGCCGCAGTCGCAGCGGCAGATCCACCGTCGGCCCTGGGCATCTGTCCGAGGCGGTCCAACGCGAAGGACGACCAGCCTGCCGTATCGGTTCCCGGTTTCGTCTTTCGTGCCGCGCCTCATCTAGCTCGCTCGGCCGCCGCTTTTCGATCCCACTCGGCGCGGCCCTCCGGGGTGAGCATCTGCCAATAGTTGTCGGCGAACAGGACCAGCAGCCGGCGCAGCTCGCGCTGGCCTTCTCTTCCCAGGGCGACATACCAAGGCGCCTTTCCTCCGACCTTTCCATCGATAGCCCGATGCGCGTCACGGGAGAGCGGAGCGGTCAAACGATCCGGAGCGCGGCGCCAGCCTCCTGATCCCGTGGCGCCGCGGTCCCCGAGGTGGGCAACCTCAATCGGGCCGCCATAGCTCATGATGATCGCCACATTGGCTGGCGGGATGTTCCCGTTCCTGGCCAGGCGGCGGAGCATGCACCAGAGCCCCGAGTAGAAGAGCATTCGGCCGAGCTCTCGGGGGCGCCGTCGGTGCTTGGTCCCCTTCGGCGAGACGGGCTTGGGGAACTTCGGCTGGAAACTTTCAGGCAACTTCAGCGCGCGCTTTCCATCAACGCGGCGCGATGTGCCCCAGCGCTTCCGCTCGATCGGCTTCCCCCGGCGCATCGGCTGGCGGGGCTTCTTCGGCGCGCGGACCGGCTTGGGCTGCGGGCGGATCACGCGAGCACGGCCTTCACGAGGGTTCTCCAGGCGAGCGCCGCTTGCTGGGGGACGACGGCGTTCCCAAGTAGGCGCAGGCGGTGTGACCGTCCGGGAACCCCATCATCGCCTCGACGAATCGCGGGTTGAGGACCATCCCATCCGGAGATCGCGGCGGGGCCCGGCGGGAAGCGGTGCGCACGGTGGCGTCGGTCAGCGTCGTCCCTGGGTGTCGGCCGCTCTCGGTCGAGTAGGCCGCCGCTCCGAACGAGGCTGCGTCCTGCGCCGTCGGGGTCGGCCACAGCACCGCCTCGTTCAGGTTCGTCACGCCCGGGGGACCGCCCCCCTTCCGCTTCGGTGCGCGAGCCTTCATCGCCGCGACCTGCTCGGGAGTCTTCGGCGACATCGCGTCGTGGGCCTGCGGTGTTGGCCCCGCGCGTGCGGGTCGATCTCCGCCTGCCACACGACGCGCGCCTCGGGGACCGCCATCTCGACACCCATCCCGAGCCCTTCGATCCCAGAGAAGAGCGACCCGATGGTCGTCATTCACCGGCGTGTTCCGCCTGGCACGCGGCCTCGCGGCGCTCGCAGTCCCGGCAGACGTCACCATCGTCGTCGACCATGTTCGGGCATCCCTTGAAGCCCGCACATGGGAACTCATCGGCGCGCGTCTCGTCGTCCCATCCGACCGGCATGGGCTGGGATACTACGCGCCCCGCCCCGCCAGGAAGTCGTCGATCGCCTCCCGCACCGCCCGGTCGATCTCCACGGCGGCCAGTCTCAGGATGTGGTGGGCGGGGAGACCCCGGGCCTTTATCTTGCGGGCGATGGCCAGCGCGATGCCCCACTGCTGGCGGGAGACCTCGACCTGCCGGTCGCTACGCCGCCGCGCGCCTCGCTGTATAGGACCGACCTGCCGTTGAGCCGGGCCGATGAAGTCGCGCCCGATCCCCTTGCGCTTCACCCACTCGAAGATGACGTCGATCGGGGGCATTCGCTGGCCGGGCCGCCGCCCATCCTCGATGACCACGGCGTAGGGGGCGAAGTTGTAGGCGGTGGCGCCGAGCGGGATGTCGTCGAAGCGGAAGGACCGCCGGTAGGTGCCGCGGTCGACCGGGGCTCGCGCGAGGGCCGAGATCTCCTCCTGCACCGCGCGCGGCCCGTGCAGCTTCACCGTCTTCCGGATGACCTCGACCGCCCCCGTCACCAGCTTGGCGTCCTTCTTCAGCTGGTCGTGGTAGCCCTCGTAGGTGAACTTCTGGCCCACCGGCTGGCCCTACTCGGCGCGGGCGTCGTCGACATCGCCGGTCCGCCCGGCGTCGTAGCCCTGCTTGGTCAGGACCACCGTCCACTGCAGGCCCCCGCGCGTGAGCATGGGGGTGGCGGTGGGCGGACTGAAACGCCGCGGCGGGGGGACCGGCGAGCTCGGCCGGTTCTCCTGGACCTCGTACCAGAAGTCGGTCGACGGCCGGTTCCTGCGCGGCGTGCCGGGGTCCACCAGGTCGGGCGTCTTCCCGGTCAGGTCGTCCTCGGTGTAGCGCGCCGAAATCTGGTCGACGATGATGTCCCCCTCCTCCGTGGCGCCCATGGGGTTGGCGATGCGCCGCACGGCGTTGAGGTCGCGCACGCGGGGGATCGGGACGATCTCCACCCGCGAGGTGATGACCAGCTTCCCAGCCCCGCGCCCGCGGCGCCCGCCGGCCCCGGTCCAGTAGCCGTGCACCAGGAACACCCGGTAGATGGACACCCCGAGCATGGCCTTGATGTTCCGGCAGGCGTCCACGACGTTGACCAGGCGGCCAGCCAGCGTCCCCGGCTCCTGCTGAGGGAAGGGCGAGCGATAGGCCCCAGCGGCCTCGGGAATGTCGCTGGCGGGGTCTCCTGAGCGCGTCCGGTCGTTGGCCATCGTCCTGACAGCCTACGCCCGAACGCCCCAAGGGCGCGAGCTACGGCAGCCTGGCGCTACGCCGGAACGCCAGGGGACGCATCGTCACGCACGACCAGCCAGACCGCCAGGTCGACCGTGGTCGGCGTGAAGCCGGCAGCGGAGGCGAGGGTCACGCCGAGCGCGTCCCCCTTCGCGTACTTGGTCTCGATCAGGTCGACCGGTCCACCCTGCGGGTTGCCGGAGGCGGCCGACGCCACCACGACGTTGCCGGTCGTGGCGTTCGCCACGTTGGCGAGCACGCCGGCGGGGGCGATGGTCGGCTGGATGGTGGCGGCCGAGGCGCCGCCCGCCGTCACCAGCGCGTCAAAGTCGTAGACCAGCGCGAGGATGTGCCCCGAGCTGTGCATCCGGATCTGGGTGGGAGCGTCCGTGTCCACCGCCCCGCCAGCCGCCATGGCCGTGGCCGCCTGGCTGGCCCCGAGGTTGGCCTTCCGGAACGGGCCGATCATCCGCACGCGGGCGTTGGCGGTCTCGTTCGCTGGAGCGTTGAACGGCTTGTCCCGGTGGGCGCCGCTGTCGAGCTCCTCGATCTGCCGGTTCTTCGTGGTGCGGACGGGGGGAACGCTCATGCTGGTCTCCTGTTGGAAATGAGCGTCGCCCACCTCGGGCGCTCTCGCAAGAGCCCTACACGCTGCGGAGCACGCGGCGGAACATCGCCTGCTTCCCCGTGCCGGTGCCCAAGCTGTTCGAGTAGGAGTTCTGGTAGACCCCCAGGCTGTCGGCCAGCTTCTTCGACCAGAAGTCGTACTCGCCGCGGAGCGCGTCGGTGATGCCGAGGTTCGGCTTGATCTGGTCGACCTGCTCCGCGTAGAGGAAGTCGGTCGCCCCGAAGATCTTCACGTAGAGCGAGTCGAGCTTCGAGAGGAGGTCCCGCACGATCCCCGCCCGCGACTGGGGGACGTGCTGGAGCGCGTTCACCGCCACGAACATGTTCTCGGTCAGCGCCAGCGTGCCGAAGGCCAGGAACGATCCGACGTTCACGAGGCTGTAGCCGAGGTGGTGGAGCACCCGCCCCTGCTCCTCCTGGCTGAAGACTGCGTCGTTCTCCTGGCTCACGCTCCGATGGTGCGCGACCGGCGCTCCCCCCGCAATGGGGCGGTCAGCGCTGGGCCATCAGAGCCGCCAGCGTCCCGGCGAAGAACATCGCGAACCCGAGCTGGTCCGCCTTCGGGGGAGCGAAGGCGTAGACCAGCGCGCCGATCACCGCCACCACCACGTCGACGACCATTCGTTCGGGCATCCCGGGAACGTGGGGTCGCCCGAGCCCCAACGCAAGAGGTGGCCCAGTCGCTGTCCCGGTACTACCCTTTTGAGGTGTGCACCAACACCCGGCAGATCCTCCCGCCGGCGCGCCCGGACCCGCAAAGCTGGTCGCGCCGGTCGGGAGGGGAGCCACCGCCTACTCCGGGACGAGCCGCCGCCGGAACGGGAATGCCGAGTAGGGAGACCTCCCGGCGTCGCAGGCAGCGTTCATCTCTCGCTTGATTCGTTCCTGCAATTTCGGCGTCGGTCTCTTCACGCATGCCGGGGATGCCGGGATCGAGCAGCGATCGGGCTCGCCCCTGGCTGGCCGCGATGCGCTCCGGGTAGACGACGGCGTTCGGGTTCTCGATCGTGAACGGACCGATCGTGCCGAGCGGCGGCCAGACGGTCTCGTCTCCGGCGGTTACGTCCTGCCAGGGCGCGAGCTCGACCGGCGCCTCGCGGCCCACCGACCTCGGGTCGGTCACCATCGGCAGAGGCTGGATCTCGCAGGTCTCGACGCACCCCTCCTCGGGGTTGCAGCGCGGATCGTGGAGCATCGCCCCCAGATACTACGCGCCCCGGCGGCGGGGCGGGAGGCTACAGCCCCTTCGCCTCCGGCCCGCGTGGCCCCCGCTCGCGCTGCTCCCCCTGCTTGGTGGCGCGCACGGTGAGCCCCTCTTTCACCTCGGTCTCAACCTCCACGCCGAGCACCCTGACGGCGGCCGGCGTGAGCGGGTGGAGCAGGATCTTCTTGATGACCTCCGTCTCCTCCCCCACCGGCAGAAGATCAGCCCCGAGCCGCCGGCAGATGACCTCGTCCCGGGAGTGAGGGGCGATCGAGACGATCCCATGCTCGCCGCGCACGGTGGCCACCGGCGCGCCCCCGAACGGCGACGGGAGCTTCACGACTGAGCGCCCTCGGTCAACTCGGTCTTCTCCGCCTTCTGGCCGGCCTTCTTCGCGATCGGCGGCGGCAGATTCAGCTCCGCCTCGGGCACGTCGATGCCCATGTCGCGCAGCTCCTCGGCGCGCGCCACCGCCGCCTTCTGCTGGTCCACCCACCACCCCGGCGGGTCGATCGGCTCGAGCTTGCAGCCCCGGTTCTTCAGCGCCCGGATGTCGTACTCGGCCGCGCTGATCTCGTCCCCGAGGTTCAGGAAGAAGTCCCCCTGGGGTCGGTTGAACGGTCCGATCTTGTTCGGCGCCTGGTGGTTCTTGGGGCCGTCGACGACCCGGAAGAACTCGACCGCCGTCTCCTTCCCCCCGGACTTCTTCAGCACCGGCTGCGCGGTGCGGGCGATGTTCCCTTCGGGCATGAGCGAGGCTGGTCTGGTCTTCATCGGGTCGGTCCTCCAGCCCAAGAGCCTACCCCCGACCGCCGCCGGCGCGGGCACAAAAAGAAACGGCCACACGAGGTGGCCGTCTCAAACCGTCTGGCGATGCGTGGTTTAAATGGTCAGCGAACCAACGAATCAGTTGTGACCCAAGCATTTGACGCACGAAGCGTCCGCGTGCCCGACGCGATGGACCGCGCTCTTTCCTGACGGCTCGGCTGGCTCAGCGCTTGGCGACAGAAGTCGTGGCGCGTGTTGCCCACCGATACAGACGCTGCCGAAGCGGCGTCACTATGACCGGACAAGCCGGCCAAGACTTTGATGGTGTAGGCCATCTGGGGACGAGGATGGAGGGCGGCGGCGCGCTGGTCAAGCGTTCGCTCAGTGACAGTCGCAGTAGCGCGCGCCGACGCGGGCGAGGTTGCGGCATCCGGGCACGGCGCAGTCCCCGTCGGCCAGCCACTCGACCTCCAACCCCCGCAGCACGAACCGCCCGCGCTGCCCCCGGTGTCGCTCCCGCCAGAGGCGCAAGCGCGTCCCCTGGTCTCGCGAGCAGCCGCTGCAGGTCCCCGAGATCTGGTAGCCGCAGCGGGCCCGGTACAACGTGGCGCGGCAGGCGCGCGGCGGAGCGGCCCCCGACGCGAGGACATCGGCCTTCGTCCGCCCTGGGTGCTGCCCGTACCAGCTCACCCCGGCACCTTCACTATCCGCTCGGGGTGCCACCGCTTGATCATCGCCGCCCGGAGCCCCGCCTCGTTGTTCACGATCGCGTTCTCCAGGCGGTCCTGCTCGTCGTCCCGCGCCTCGTCTACCGGCTTCCAAACGTAGCCGTCCGGGACCGACCGGTCAGCGACGATGAAATTCGTGTCGCGCCGAACGTGTCCCGGCGCTGGTTCCAGCACCCAGCCGTCATTGAAGCGCTCGTTCCGCCGCACCAGCCACCCGCGGTGATACTCCCCGGGGCAGCCGTCGCAGGCCGAGTAGATCACGTCGTGCGCCTGAAGATCGCCGGGGCGCTCCACCCGCTCGCAAAGCTCGCCGTTGATCGTCCGCCGCTCGGGCATGGCCTACCCGCCCTCCGCAGGTGGCTCGTGCGCCTTCCCGAGCGGCGTCGCGTCGACCACCTCCACGAACTCGGCGTGACCGTTCTTGCACAGGCACTGCCCGCCGGGCCCGCTCGGGTCCGCCTCGCGGCGCTCGATGTCCGCCTTCAGGTCGTTGACCACGTTCGACATACACCAGCTCGATTCGTTCCGATGGAAGACGACGTCGTGCTCGGTCCAAAAGTGGGGCACCTGGCGTTACCACCAGCTTCATCGTCATGGTCTCGGATACTACGCGGCCGGCGCGCCAGCGCGGAACGGCTCCGCAGCGCGGGCACGGATGGCGGCGGGGTCGTAGCCGTACCTCGCGCAGAAGACCTCCAGCGGCCGGTCCCTCTTCCGCGAGTTGCAGCTCCTGCAGGCGGGCACGATGTTGCCGCGAACGTGCGCCGCGCGCGCCCCGAGCTTCACCACCGGGTCGAGATGATCCATGGTCAGGTCTTTCCTGCGCTCCTTCCCGCAGTAGGCGCAGCACCAACCGAAAGCGTCGACCACCTTCTTCCAGTCCGCCCACGGGAACAGCGAGACGGGCACACCGAGTCGAAGCGCGACGTTGATTGGCTGGTGCTTCAGCATCGCCCGTCGCTCGCGTTCTCGCTCGCGGTGGTATTGCCGGCGCTCCGGTTTCTCGCGGTCACGTCTCTGGGCGGCGCGACCCTTGGGCGACCGCGACCACTTCGCATAGCTCGCCTTGCGTCGATCGGGATGCCGAGCGTCGTAGCGCTTCGTTCCCTGGGCCGCCGAGAGCTTCGCCCTTTCGGGATTCGCTGCCGTCCATCGGTCGAGACGCTCTCGCGTCTTCCGCTGCCGCTCCGGATTCGCCCGGTAGTGGCGCGCGTCAGCTGCGGCTTTCTTCTTCGGGTTGGCCTTCTGCCATTCCACCGCCTTGATCTTCGTGCATCGAATGCAGTAGCCGCACCAGCCGTCATCTTTCTTCGACGGGTAGAAGTTGCCCTCGGCGACGAGGACGTCGCGACACCGCGAGCACTGCTTATTCCCATCCGGTCGGACGTTCACGCGACCGATACTACGCGGGGCACAAAAGAAAACGGGCACCCATCGGCACCCGTTTTCCTCGGCTATTTCAGCGCTTTTCGATCAAGCACTGTGAACTACGCAGACCGCGCGCTTGAACGTGGCGGTCGTCGGCGGCGAGAGCTCGTCGGTCGGCACCGCCCAGTCGCCGCAAAACTGCCAGGTCGTGCTGGTGTTCTCCTGCAGCTTGTCGATGGGCGCACGCATGATGAGCCGGATCTCCTCGGTGATGACCTGGACGCCGTTGTTGGTCACGGCGAAGTCCCCGACCTTGCCCATGATGCCGGCCTGGCTGATGAACTGGCTCTGGTCGAGATACTTCTCCTCGATCCAGCCCTGGCCGGTGCAGATGGGCCGGCGCAGCTGGATGCTGGCGCCGTTGACCGTCTCGAACCCGTGGGTGTTCCCGTCGATCGGGTCCGGGTCGCAGGTCTGGACGGTGGGCGCCTCGTTGTTCCGGTAGAACACCGACTGCCCGAACACCCCCAAGCAGAAGCGCTTGTAGTGCACGTAGTCGGGGAGCGACTGGTTCAGACGCTGCCACTCGTTGTCCCCGAAGACCTGCAGCTCCGACTGGCTGTCGAGGTGCCAGTGGTAGAAGCCGTCCTCGTGGGCGGGGACGTTGTTGTAGCGGAGGATCCCGATCGCCGTGCGGACGTCGCGCACCGCGAAGGTGTCCGAACTGTCGATGGCGTCGACCGACGTCCCGCCGCCCGAGTAGACGATCTGGCTCGCCTTCGACGTGATGACCGAGGAGCGGGCCGGGAGCGCGACGGCGAGCGCCGGCGTGATGGTGAGCGTCCCGCCGTGGATCGGGTCGCCAGCGGTGTCAGGCGCGGCCGCCGTGACCTGGCCGGTGTAGCCGATGCCGGGCAGCGAGATGTTGATCGGGTTCGTGCTCGACACCGGCTGCTGGCTCCCGCCGAACAGGTTGGTGGTGAACCCGGTCAGGTTGACGACGTGGATGGTCGTCGCGGCGCTGTTGGCCAGCGTGTCGGTCACCGTGTTGCCGGCGACGTAGGCGTTGTAGCCCTTGTCGCGAACCACGCGGTTCATCGACTGGCCGGCCTGGAGGCCCAGCTGGTGGATGTTCCGCATGAAGGCCGAGGCCAGCTGCAGGTAGCTGGTCGGCATGTTGGTGTCGATCGAGTCGTTCCACTTCATCGCGGTGGCCGACCACTGCTCGATGCCGTAGGTCTTCCCGACCGGGTCCACGCCAGCGACGGCGGGGCGGGTGCGGGGCTTGATCAGACCGGGCCGGGTGAACGTCGAGGTGCCGCCCAAGTGGGTCGGCCAGAGCTCGCGCATCGCTTCCATCCGGAACAACAGGTTCGGGAAGAGCGCGTCCCGAAACACGCGCTGGAGCGTGTTCGACTGGATCGTCGCAGCGATCGACGGGTTGAAGATTACCGGGATGCTGCCGTCGGGAAAGTTGGCCATGGGCGCTGTTTCTCCGTGTGTTTCTTGGGTTGGTGGTTGCCCCTCTCTTGGTCGTCGCTAGATCCTGAGTTCGATCGAAACTGTCGCCGAGCCCCCGTTGAGCGTCAAGTAGGGGGCCCGGCGCGGCGGGCGCGAAGCGCTACCCGGTGATGCCCATCGAGCGCTTGTGTTTGCGCCATTCCGGCTCGCTCAGCTTGCCCGCGTCGAAGACAGACGGCGGCGTTCCCGTCGGCGCGGCGGGCGGCTGCTCGCCCCCCGGCTGGTGGCTCGCGGGCGGCGCCGTCGACAGCGTCAGGTCCACCGGCGGCGGCGGGGCGGGAGCCGCGACCGTCGGCATGTGCGTCTTGCGGACGTAGGCGAAGACCGCCGCGTCGTCCATCTCTGGCTCGCGATCGAACGCCTTCTTGACCTCCGCGGGGACCTTCGTCGGGTCAGCCGCGTAGACGCCGAAGAGGTTCTCGTACTCCGAGAGCGCGAAGTTGACGTACTGCTTCGGGATGCCGGCGCCGACGGCGGCGGTCTCGAGCTGGAGGCGCGTCATCTGCGCCTCGTAGGTGCTCTTCCGGCGGGCCAGCTTCCCCTTCAGCTTCTTGATCCGCGCCTGGGCTTCGGCGAGCTCGGCGGCGGTCTGCGCGTTGGCGGCGGGCGCAGGCGGCGTCCCGGGTGCGGGCGGAGCGCCCGGCGGCGGCGCGGTGGCGGCGAGCTTGGCGATCGCCTCCTCGAGCGTGCACCCGAGCTTCCGCTGGATCACGCGGGCGGCCTCCTGGTCGACCCGCTTACGGAAGCCGGGCTGCTGGTCGAACGGTGCCGGCTTCCCTGGCTTGTTCGGCCGCTGCGGCGCGCGCGGCGCCGGCGGTGCAGCTGCTGCGGCCGGCAGCGGCGGTGCAGCGGGGGGCGGCGGCGCTCCCGGTGGCGTTCCTGGCGCTGGCGTACCCGTACCCGGATCCTGATCTCCCATGTGCTTCTCCGTACCCGCCGCGTCTCAGCCCGGTGGCGCTGCCCCTGCTGCCCGAAGAAGAACGACCGCGCGCGCAGGGCGTAGGGGGAGGAGGCGCGCGCGGTCGGAGAACTTACGGCGTGTTGCGGATGCCGGGCGAGCGCTGCATGTAGCCCACCGTGGTGTCGGCGTCCTTCAGGTACAGGAAGCTGACCGCGGTCACCGCATCGGCGGTGTTGAAGAGGACGTTCTTCCCACCGTCCCAGACGCAGACGTTGGCGGGCGGGATGATCGCGGCGGGGCCGCTGATCGGGCCGACGAGGATCTCCTTCTCGTGCACGGTCCCGGTCTCGGCGGTCGCCAGCGCGCGCAGCAGCCCCGAGGAGCTCGGCTGGTTGGCGAGGACCGCGATCTGGGTCGTGCTGTTCGGCGTGACGCCGGTCTCCGTCATGGTCAGCCCCTTGATGAGGGCGTTCAGGAGCGACCCGAAGGGCGTCTCCCGCAGCAGGTCAGCCAGGCTGTTCGGGGGGGAGAGGTCCAGGTTTGCTCGGATATTCATCTCGGTCTCCTTTGGGCGGCGTGAACGGGCTGATTGAAACAGCGCCGGTCCGGACCGTCAAGAAGGCCGGCGCGCGATTGCGTCCATGATCCACGGAGCCGAGCGCTTGAGGAACTCGCTCGGCGTCTTCCGGTTCTTCCGCCGATTGCATCCCCGGCAGGCGGGCGCGAGGTTGGAGATCTCGTGCCCGCCGCCGCGCGCGATCGGGATGACGTGGTCGACCTCTCCCCCTCCGACGCCGCAATACAGACAGCGATCTCCCATCTCGGCCATCGCCGCCCTGATCTGCGGTCCCGTGACCTTCGCCGCGCTGGTCACCGCCCTGCGGCGCGCCAAGCGGATTCGGTAGGTGACCGCCCGAGACGGACCACCGCGATATTGGCGATCAGACGAATGCGCGTACCTGCACTTCCGCGAGCAGTATTTGCTCGTCAGTCGAGCAGGGGCCGACCGGCAGAAGGCGCAGGCCTGGTCGGTCGGTGTCGAGATGACGCTGAGGTAGAGCGCCTTTCGGCGTCGGCCTACCTCGGCTCGGTAAGCCGGGTCGGTGGCGTACTTCTTCCGTCTCCTGATCCGCTCAGCCTCCGCGACCTTTCCTCTGTTGCGGCGCTTGTACGAGCGCTTGGCCAGACGGCCGACCTCCGGATCGGGACCGCCTTTGTACCTGGGATTTCCAGGGCCGCCAATTCGCGGCATAGCGGCAGCCGCGCGAACAAAACATCTTGCCAGCCGGGACCGGGCGTTCTCGACAGCTCGGGCAAACCTCAGTCACATGGCTAACTTACATCACCAGCGAGCAAATATGCGATATCGCAGGACTGGCTGCTGGTGTCGATCGCGATGCTCAGGATCTCGTCCCCCGGGTTCCGCACCCGGTGCACGTAGAGGTCGGAGACGGGGAAGGTGGCCGGGCCCTTGGCGGTGGTCGTGATCGTCACGTTGATGGTGACGCCGGCCAGCAGCCGGATCGCCACCACCCGCGCCTTGGTCATCGTCCCGAACGGCAGCGCGAACGGGGAGCCCGAGGACGAGACGATCTCGCTCTCGACGCGGTTGACCAGGCAGGCGTAGCAGTCGCAGAAGTTCAGCTGCAGCAGGTCGACCAGCGACGCCGAGAAGTACCCGGTGTTTGCCGGCGTCCCCGTGAGGACGCCGGTCAGCTGGATCTGGTTGCTCTGCACGGGGGCGCGATCAGCCGGCGCCGCTGCCGCCGTCGGTCATGTTGCCGAACGGGGTCGGCGTCTCGCGGAGCGGGTTCTGGTCCTCGCCCCAGCGCTCGGCGATCGGCGCGGACGGGAAGTCCGGCGTGCGCTGGCGCTGCTCGTCGAGCGCTTCGTTCGGGTCGCTTCCGGGGACAGGCGTGGGAAGGGTCGGCATGGTCGTCTCCTTGCTCGTGATCGGTGGTTACTTCGCGTCGCCGACCTTGAAGGGCACGGCCTCGGTGAGCTTCTCTTTGACCTGCGCCTCGGAGAGGTTCGCCAGCTTCGGGTCCTCGCCGCGCGCGCGCTCCATGTCGCGGTCCTCGTTCGGGTCTTCCCCGCCGTTGCTGCTCTCGCCCATGGCTCAGGTCTCCTTCAGGTTGGTGACGTCGGCCTTCCCGTCGGGCGGGTTGGCCGGGGTCGCGCCGAAGCTCGGTTGCTGCGGCAGCGCGTTCTGGGGGAGGTCCTCGGTCTGGCTCTCCAGCTTCCCGCGGTCCACCCCGATCTTCAGTGCCTGTTCTCTCGGGCTAGGCATGGTCTCACCTGCTCCCGTCGTGGCTGTTGCCGCCCGTGATCCGGTACGGCATGTCGTCGCGCACCGGGTTGTCGGCCGGCTCGTCGGGGAGGTTCCCCGGCGCGGTCCGTTGGTTCTCGAGGACCCGGGACTTCCGCCCGATGGCCGGCTCGTTCTCATCGGCGAGCGGCATCGGGTGCGGGTCTGGCGTGGTGATGACGACGGCCATGGGGCTACTCGTCGTCGTCCTTCTCGTCGTCGTCGTCGTCCCCGTCCTCGTCGTCCTTCTCGTCCTCTTCCTCTTCGTGATCCTCTTCGTGATCCTCGACGAGGTCCTCGATGTCCTTGGTCATGTCGTCGAGCTCGTCCTGGAGCTTCTCGAACTTCTTCTTGAAGCTCTTGTCCGAGTCGTCCGGGAGCGTCTCGCCCTTCAGCTTCTCGATCGCGTCTGCGACCCCCTGGAGGGCAGAGCATGCGCTGCATCCCGCAGCTTTGTCGGCGTCATCGCCTCCGCCCTGATCCCCGCCGCCTTCGTCACCGCCGCCGCCCTGGCCTTCGCCGTCGCCAGGAGGGCCTCCACCTCCAGGAGCGCCTCCGCCCCCTCCATGGTCACCACCGCCGGGACCGGCGTGCTTGCGAGAGCTGAGGAGGTTTCGGACCTGTTCCTTGGACGCCATGCCCCGCAGGATGGAGCCGAAGGGGAGTGAGCGTCAAGAAGGCGGGGGCCTCACGGCTTGGCCGACGGGCAGATGCAGCCGTTCACGATCCGCAATTCCTGGGTGGCCCGTATGGCAAAGAAGATGGAGAAGGCGAGGTACGCGAGTAGCGCGACCCGCCAGAGGATCCGCCTCATGCGCTCTGCGTCCCCAGCAGTTCCAAGATCGCCGCCGCGGTGAGGTTCCTGGTCCGGGTGGCCGAGGGGCTGGTGTCGTTGATGTTCGCTGCGCGGGCAAGAGATCCGCAGCGGAGGACCACCTCGACCAGGGCCTTCTCGACGTTCTCCCGGGTTGGGCCGGCTGTCGCCACCTGGTTGGCGAGCTGGTGGAGGAGGCGGGCATCTCGGCCGGGGCGGTCCTGGGGGGGGGAGGCGGGCGCATCGGGGTGCACCCAGTCCCGCACGTTCTCCCGGACTATCCGGCCCCAGCGCTCGCCGATCTGGTCGATCAGCGTGTCGACATCGGAGGCGCTCGGGCGGTGTCCGCTCACGCGATCCTGGGGACTGTCCGACCACGCCGGACGGACGATGGTGGTCGTCCCGCTGGTCTCGTCGAAGCTCCACGTCATGTTCTCGGGGAGCTGCGCCCACCCGGCGCTGTAGGACAGGAAGCACGCGAAGGCGCGGCAGGTTGGATCGGCGCGCCAGTCGAAGGGGGGCGGCTCATCGGGGCGGGGCGGGGCGGCCTCGGCGATCAGCTTGGGTGCGCGGCGCGGTGGCGCGGGCGCGTCGGGCTGGAGCTTGATCTTGGACTTGCCCATGGGTCAGCCCTTGAACCGCCCGAGCGGCAACTCCGGGATGGTGGCGAGCCACTCAGCGTAGGGGTCCGTCGGGTTCCCCTTCCAGTCGACCGACGGACGCAAGAGCACCGAGCTTCGGTGGCGAACGGGAGGGGCCACGGCGTGCCCAGATGGCAGCACCAGGAACGCGCGCCGCGTGTAGGGGTTTCCCTCAGGTGCCTGGCCGGTCAGCTTGACGTAGCAGGCGCTGCAGACGTACGCGTGGTCCAGGCCGCGGTTGGCGCCCTCTCCCTGCAGCTCCCAGAAGTCGCGGCGCGGCTGCCAAGGATCGATGCAGCGATGGGCGCGGCACCTGATCATCTCCGCTTGGTAGGCCGTCAGCGCCGCCGCCTCGTCCGCGATCTGCGCGAGCCTGGCGCGCTCACGCTCCTCGTCCCGCTCTCTCTTCCGGTCGAGGTCGCGGCTCGCCTCGAGGAGGTAGGCGCCAGCCGCCGCCGCGAACAGGAGAGCCAGCAGCCCGAGCGGGAGGTAGTCGACCAGGAAGTCTGCGGTCATGGACCCGGATACTACGCGGCCGGCGCGCGCGGCACGGAGGGATCGACGGCCCCGGCGATTGGACCGACCTTCCCTCGGCCTCCCCTTCGCCAGGAATGAACCCCCGTCCCGAGCAGGTGCGTCGGCGCCTGCCACCCATGGCTCCTCGACCACGTAGCGTGACCGTTGCAGTAGCCGCGGTACTTGTGGGGCTTCCCGCACCCGGGGACGGAGCAGACGCCCCGACCATGTTCCGCCCGGACGTGCTCGCCGTTCGATCCGTGAAGTTCCAAATTTTCGTCCCTGTTGTCGCTCCTGATGTGATTCAGGTGATGGACGACCTCGTCGGCCGTGAGGTATCGGCCGAGGCGCTTCTCCATGACCAGCCGATGTTAGAGGACGTAGCCGCCGCACTGAGCGTTCGGGTGATCGGGGGCGTAGATGCGAACGTAACCGAGCTCGTCGAGCCGATCGCGGACGACCCGAAACCCGAGCCCGTGCTTCTTGGCGATGGCCATGAGAGGCAACCCGTCCGTCACATACTCGACGACCAGCTGATTTACGTCGACCGCGACGCGCTTTCGGTTCCTGATCCTCCGCCTGATGGTCACGCCGGCCGCCACGATTCGCTTCCACACCAGGTTGGCCGACACGCCGTGTTTGGCGCCGATCTGTTCGAGGGTCTTACCCGCCGAGTAGTCTTCGACGAATGCACTGACGTCGATGTCGATTCGCGCTGGCATGCCTGTATAGTGCGGAGCGAATCACGAGGACGCCAGTCCTCTTGTCGTGGGTTTCACGGGGCCCGCCGGTGCCACCGTCTCCGGGTTGCCCCACGCCGATTGCCAGGGAATGCAGAGGCTTCTGTCGTTTGGTCTGTTTGGTCCTTGCATCATTCGGACGATCTTGCCGGTCGGGCGCCCCTTCGAATCCTTCACGACCCACACGAACGGTTGGTCGACCGGCACCGTCTGGCCGTCCAGATCCTTGGAGTCGTCCCCCTCCCG